GTTTTAATACAAAGCATAGAATTGAAGGTGAACTCTTTCATTCTCTTATTAAATGGCGTGAACTAAACCCACTGACAGACCTCGCAATTACAGGATATCTGAGTGTTGAGCGTGGTGTAACCTTCTGTACAATTGGATTTAGTTTCACCGATCTAATTGTATCGGCATATCATCTTCATAATTTATCATCACTTATCCAAATCCTTGGACGTGCAAATGGAGGTAAGGAATATGTGACGATTATGAATATCTGGGCACCTGCAATTGTTATCTCAAAAGCAAATGAACAGATTGATATTATGAATGAACTCCATCGTCGTGATCCTGAAGTGTATGTAGAGTCAGATTTCCGTGGTAAGAAGCCTCGTGAACTGATTGAAGGTGCAATGGAGATTCCTGAAATTATCCAGGTCACAGATGAAGAGTGGAATACGAGTATTAAGAAAGTTGGACGGAGTTATAAGGAAACTCTACTTCTAGATCTAATTGCCAAGTATCGTCCTTCCTTGGGTGCTTCTCTAAAGACTATGGTTAAGAAACAAATTACTATGCCAGATAAGGACGCCAGTAAAAAGAAACACATTTATGATTTCGTACATGCAGCAGAACATAAAACGAAGATGACAATTGATATGACAAAGAAGGAGAAAGAATCTGGCAAGGATATGTATCAGATATTCCTTGACAGCGATAGTAAGAGACTTATTGTAAGTGTATTCTATGGAAGTCGTCTTGTGAAACCAGAAGAAGATTAAGAGCTAAACAACTTATTCACAATACCATTTTCAAAGCGGACCCAATTCAAAGCGATACAAAACACTACAACTTCAAACTCTAGATCCTGTGCTCCACCTGGCTGTAATACATCAATGCGTAGCCGCACATCTGTACTGCGGCTCGTATTCATCCACCCTGTAGGATTCTGGCGACCTGGAGTTAAACCCAGCATATAGCCATAGACAAAATTGTTGTATCCTACAATGCCGCCGCGATGGGACTTTGCCACGTCTCTACGGAAAAAATCACCCTCGGCTTCCAAGAGTGTAATACCATTAACTTGAACCGCACCTCTTACCATCATACTTTGAAGCGGTGCTGAAAGAGGCTGTCCACCCAGCGTTGTTTGATTATTATACTGATATTGTGTTACATTGCTGTAATTAATCCAATCGTTGTTGATACCTTGTGCTTTTCGCCGAATGAACCAAATAATTTCCTCAACAGGTCCATTACACTCCAGAGGAAGTTGCAGTCGTACAACGCCATTGCTCGGCGTATTCACAACATACTTTTTCGCTTCGTCAAAGCGAAATGTCTGCACTTCACGATACATGCGCTCAAACGGTGCTCGTAAAATAGCCTCTCGTAGTTTGCCATCGACAAGCACACCATAGGTTACAAGGCGACAATCGCGAAACTGCGGTACAACAGAGGATGCAGTTACATCAAGTGTATTTACAGTTGAAGGTGGTGTCACGTACTGAAGTGTAAATGTCTTTCCAAGAGGAGTCTCATTACAGGTTGCTCTTGTACCACTCTGTTGCCGTACACACTCGCTAAAAGGGCGCAGCGTAATGGCAATCCGAACTGTTCCTTCACGGCATGCAAGCAATGGAAATCCATTCCGAAGACGAATGCGCTGAAAACTAAAGGGTAAAATGGCTACAAGAATACCATCCGTAGTTGGAAACACACGCTTTTGGTTCCAGTTTGCCAAAGCACCTACTGAAGCACGACCACTTGCGTCTACTCCTGGACCAAATTGTGTATTAATATCTGAAAAAAGAAGACTAAATATATTGCTAAAATCCCCATCCACAGTTTCTAGGACTTGGTCATCCAACATAAATTCAGCGCGCGCAACAATGGAGGTTCCAAGAGAATTGGCATAGTACCATGCTGAATTTGGATCCTGATATGTATAATATCCAGTTGCAAGTTGTGCTGCAATGTTTTCAGGGAGCCAGTGCCCTAACTGAATTTGGACACCGACTGAAAACAGCAAGTCACAACTTTTCACAGAACCAATTTCAAAGACAAGTCGTTGACCAAATTCAGCAGTTCCTTTGTATACAAATTCCTGAATTGTTGGTGAAAAATTTAGGTATCGTCGACTCTTGTCGCGGGTGAACCAGGATTTGCTCGCCTCCAGAGGAAAAAGGTCGTCATCCATTTCATCGCGGTCACAGATATCCAACACGGTTGTACTGTCACCGAGAGGTCTACTCCCTGTTATTTGTGCCATTCAGACCACTCACTCTGAAGAACCGTTAGAACTTTCCTTAGGTTTTGATTAGACCGGGTAAGTCTATTTCTTCAAAAACAAATAATAAATCCATAATAGATTTACTGAAACGCACCATAGGGATCCAACAGTGTTATATTTTGCGTGTGTTATAAAATAATATACAAAGAATGCCAACATAAAAAGTCCAACTTCTCGAGATAAGAGAAATAACGCCCCTTTTAGTAATCCTATCCAATATGGTAATGCTGCGAAGGAAATAGGGTTTACGCTCCATTTCCACTCGAAATGTCCATCCGCAGCGGTGACAAACCGAAGATCGCGTGAACCAAAGAAAAGTTCTGTAATGGATTGTACTAATATATAGGGGTAGATATAGGCATATTGTTTTGCTTCAACAAAAGCAGCGACAGGTTGAGAATAGAGTGCAAGTTTTCCGAACACGGCAAGGACACGTTCGTCGATAGCATGAATCCAGCGCAATCCTTCAATGAGTTGCATTTGCGATACAACCAGTGGAAATAAAAAATCTTTTCCCTTGGAATATAAATACAGGGCTGCCAGAAGTCCAGCACCCCAGGTTCCAAAGGAAACTTCTGGACTGTAGCACATACTACTTATTAGAGGAAGAATTGGTTTGTATATAGATGGCTACCTTTGATTGTACATCAGCGTACTTTGGATTCTTAGGAAAGACTGCAGGTGGCGGAGGGTTGTCATGAAAGGGTGTTGTGCGATAGGTTCCTACCAAAAAGGGTTTGTGTTTGGGTTTGGGTTTGGGCGGCATCTTTGCTATCTGTTTGTATAGATTAGTTGTAATACATTAACTGACCACGTTCTTTCTCAGACCTATAGAGTCCCCAACTCTCGCAGATGCTAATCATTTCAATTTCCTTATAGCCGAGCTGTGTATTGGGGTCTACATTGTTTAAAAATACAGTCAACATCGGTCGGTCGGCAGTACTGAAATTCAGTCCACCTGTTGGTTGTCTCGCGGCGGGAGGAGTATCTTCGATACGCCAACCGAGTCCCCAATCCATAATTGCTATGTTGCGGCTGCTTGTGCGTTCTTGTTTTGCATCTGTTTCTACAGTCTGCCAAAAGTCAGGACCCCAAGGACCTTCTCGGAGTTGTCCTGCAATTGTCAGCTGAATACTGTTGTAGAACTGGCCGTCAGATCCTGGAAAACTATTGCTCATATTCCATAACTGATTTTTCAGCACGGACGATGTATTTCTGAAAAATGTAAGAATACGTTCGACTGTAAATGTGGCGTCCAAGAAGCGGACAATATTAGGAACAACATTGGTTTGTTTATCAAAGGGTGCATAGTCAAGTTGGCCTGCTGAAAATGTGTTCACAAAATATCGTAAATAGGGTACTTCTGCTTTGGCTTCTATGAGTGCCTTGCGTGTTTCGTTGAGCAAATACAGTTGTTTGGTACGGAGCCAGATGTTGATTTGGCCCATATTGGCCAGAGATACGGCGGGACCCGTAATAGTTCCTGTTTGCAACTCTTGGGTAAATGTTTTTTCCCACGGATAAGGATTGTACTGGCCATCGGCTGAAGCTAGGGTACGACTTTCCACGAGACGCTCGAGAGGCCGAAGCTGGAGGCGAAGGCGAAAGGGTTGGTCTCGGAGACCCACAAGAGGCAGTCCTTTGTCCCCTGGCGTTGTGCAGCCAATCATCGGCAGAGGAATTTCTAGGCGACCTGGTACAGCATTGCGCATGACACTTACAGCAGAGCCGTCGTGGAATCCAGCAAGTTGTTGCGTCAAGAACCCCTGATTCCAGTTGCTCTTTGTCAAAGCGGCGACATAGAGCGCATCTCCTGTGACTTCTTGAAGGAGAATCTTATCCTGGAAGATTTGGATACGTTCAAAAAGGAAATAGCCGATGCCATTGGTATAGCCGTAGTACGTATTGGGTGATCCTGCGACGTAAGTATTATTCGTGTAATTTCCAGTAACCATTTCGGGCGGTAGCCAAGACGGCAATTCTATGACCAGTGCTGCATCGGTAAGAACATCTCCAGGAAGTTCAAACTCAAATTCACAGCGTTGACCGAAGCGAGGTTGATTGGTGGGATTTGTCCATCGCTCCTCAGGGAGAGTTGCGGGGAAGCGTTCGTAGCGCCAGTCAAATAAATGGGCAGCCTCTTTATCATCTTTTATAAAGTAACGGTCTTTTTGACCTTTAGCCACAAGATCATATAAAGCACCTTCTACACTTGTTTGATTTCGTGTGGCTTGTGGCATTCTCCTATTGAGGTCTGGAGGAGTTTAGATGCTGAAAAAGTTAGTCATACCTTAACCCTCTAAGTTCAGAAGCACTAATCTCTTCAACACCAGAGGAACGCCTCTTTCGCATCCAACGTTTCTTACCCCCTCCTGTACTTAATTTTTCATATTGAATACTAGGCCGCGAGTCTGCATCTATAATCCATATAGAGGGTAGTGAAAGACCACCTGTGAGTTGTAGAGCAGCATTCATATACCAAGGATAGATTCTCGCGCAGATACTATCGCTATGATACTTAGAATATATCGTATCTAAGAACTCTTTCCAAGTTGAACAACTCTCAAAAATAGGTTCAAACTCTTTATTTAAATTATTATTTTTAAAGTCAAATATCACAGATTTTTTATCTGGATTTGTAGCATTTGGTTTATTTTCTTCATATCGTTTTTTCTCTACAGTATCTTTGGGGTATGCTCCTAATTTACTATCATACCATGTAGCATTATGAAATACATAATTATAGTAATTTGTAAAAATATGTGCCTTTTTATCACCTGGCATCATACATGTAAATTTACTATTGTCTAATAATTCAATTCTTTTAACGGGTGTATATGTTTTTAAT